AACTCAGGCAGTGGAAACTCTGGGAGGTGTACTGTCAGACCTTCAAGCTTGACCACTACTGTGATGATCCAGAAGTGTTGGCTCTGCGCGAGCAAATCAAGGCAGGAACAATTAAGGAGAATGTAGAGTGAGCGAAGCGAACCCTCTAAGTATTGATGTTAAGGCTACAACCTCAAAAGTAAGCGATGAAGACTGGTATGGTCAGCATCAATGGCAGTGTGGCTACGAGCGTGGATGGGATGCAGCTATGGAGCAGAAGCGTGAATGGGTTGGGCTGACATTTGAGGAAGTCAATAAGCTTGCTAGAGCACTGCGCTGGCATCCAGTTGAGCGTGACTACATCATGGCAAACGCCATCGAAGCCAAACTAAAGGAGAAGAACACTTGAGTGACCTTATTTTGTTGGGCTTTATGTATTTACTTGTCTTATTCGTGTCGTTTGTTTCTATTTCAGTTCGCAGGACAGGAGAAGATGATGAGTAACGAATTAAAAGATGCCTTGTATGAATACAACACAAAAAGAAGCTACAACTTTGTTGCTTTGATCCTTAACCTGATTCTTTTGGCTGTTGTTTTTTGGCTTGTACCTGCCAGTCACTTTACTTCTTACTGGTTTGTTTACTTTCCTGTTGTGTTCATTTTTTCTGGTCTTGTATTCCATTTGTTTTACAAAGCAGCAGAAAGAGAACTTGCAAAGGAGAAGAACACATGATGGATGACCTCAAGCTTATCGAATTAGCCAAGGTCCATGGGTTGGATGTTGAAGATGACCAATGGGATGACATCGTAGAGTTTGGATTCAGTGTCGAAAAACACGCTAGGGAAAACTGTGATAACATGGTGGCGGAGCTCGAACGTGAGATTCGCATGGTACGAGCACGTGTTAAACGCCTAGAGGAGGAAAACGCATGGCTAGAGGAAGAAAACGTACGACTGATGCAACAGACCAGGACTTGATGGACTTGGTGCCGAAGAAACCCTTAGAGGTTATAAGTATTTGTGTGGATAGTAAGGGTAATTTCTTTGGACTAGGAAACAATGGACTGTTGTATAAATACAACGTAGATAACCGTGAATGGGTCATGGTATGAGATGTCTATCCTGCAATTGTATCCTGTCTGACTATGAGGCTACACGTAAGTCAGCACACACAAACATGTTTATTGACTTGTGTAACAGGTGTTACGGATCAATTCAAGATGACATCGATGTGATAGAGAGACCAGACCTGGAGCACGAAGATGCTGAGACAGATGATGATGAAGATCTTGACATCTCGTGAAAACTGTGTTACCCTCTCTATATAGTTACTATGAAGTTATACTAAGTATTCTTTATATTAATAATTATAATAATATTAAGAGTACTTAGTATCTTTAAAGAGGAGATTTAGATGGATGACTACGAACAACAAGCTTATGAAGAAGGACGTTATTGGTTTTGTCTAACTGATGTTGTCGATTACATGGAGATCCATGGACGTGATAAGGTGTTCTCGGATCTGGACTCATTGTTTGAACAACGTCAACAAATCAATACCACACGTTCAGAGATCGCTAAAGATTCACCTTTCTAGGAATATAAATGTCTACTCAACTAGCGTCACATCAACCATGTCCTGATTGTGGATCGTCTGATGCCTTGGCTGTCTACGATTGGGGTACCAAATGCTTCTCTTGCAGTAAGGTCACAAGGGAAGGCTCTAAAACGGCTCAGGAGGGCCTCAAATCAACCATGACTGTACACACCCTTAAGCTAGTCCAACCAGCGGCTCTGGAGTACCATTCCGTGGCTTCCAGGGGCATTACCAGGGACACCTGTCTGGACTATGGTGTTGGTATGTTCAATAACCACTACTATTTCCCGTACTACAACAACCCTGAGGAGCTAGTAGCCTACAAGAAAAGAGGGACAGAACAGAAGCAATTCAGTATCGAGGGTAGCTGGAAGGATGCCAAGCTATTCGGGCAGCAGTTGTTCACTAAGGGAGGCAAGTATGTCACGATTGTTGAGGGTGAGTTCGATGCTTTGGCTGCGTACCAGATGCTTGGTAGTAGGTATCCTGTGGTTTCTATTAGGAATGGCGCAGGATCAGCACTTGCGGATTGCAAGGCGAATTATGAGTGGCTCGACTCGTTCGAGAATGTGGTTATATGCTTTGACTCTGATGAACAGGGTAGAGCTGCGGCTGCTCAAGTGGCTGAGCTTTTTGGAACCAAAGCACGAGTATTTAAGCACAGTCAAGGACTCAAAGATGCGTGTGACTATCTCTCCGCACAAGAATCAAAAGGATTCGTAGACCAGTGGTGGAAGGCTGAGCAGTACGTACCAGATGGGATCCTGCCTGGATCTACACTGTGGGAGCTAGTCAACCAGCCAGTTGAGAAGGCTGAGGTGATGTACCCGTTCTCTGGCATGAACGAGTTGACCTATGGTATCAGGACAGGTGAGCTCATTACGGTCACCGCAGGCTCAGGCCTAGGCAAGTCACAGTTCCTTAGAGAGATTGTCTACCACGTACTGAAGAATAGCGATGCTAATATTGGTCTTATGTTTCTTGAAGAGTCGGTTAAGAAGACGGCTCGTAGCTTGATGTCTCTGTCTATCAATAGACCATTACACTTACCTGACATAGAGGTTTCTAATGACGATCTTCGACACGCCTTTGATGATACTCTTGGGACTGATAGGCTTTATCTGTTCGATCATTTTGGTAGCACTGGGGTTGACAATATTATTAGTCGGGTTCGGTTCATGGCTAAAGCGTTGTCTTGCAAGTTTATCTTTCTGGATCACGTGTCAATTGTGGTGTCCAGCCAAGAGAATGGCGATGAGCGCAAGGCACTTGATGAGATCATGACCAAGCTACGGATGATCGTAGCAGAGACTGGGGTGTGCTTGTTCGCTGTCTCTCACCTCAAGAGGCCAGACACCAAAGGACACGAAGAGGGAGCAGCTACCAGTCTATCGCAGCTACGTGGCTCAGGATCTATTGGTCAGTTGTCAGACTTGGTGATTGGACTGGAGCGTAACGGACAGGCTGAAGATCCTAAAGAGAGGCACACTACGCGAGTGCGTGTACTCAAGAATCGTTTCTCTGGTTTGACTGGACCAGCATGTAACCTGTACTATGATCGCTTAACTGGACGTATGACAGAGACCTTTGATGAGCAGCTATAGAACTATCATTCTTGACATAGAAACAAATAAAAAGCATGACCAGATCTGGTGTTGCGTTACTAAAGACATACAAGGAGGTGACGTTAACGTATGGACGGAAGCAAGAAAGTTGAACGAGTATCTAAGACCAAACGACAAACTCGTTGGACACAACATCATTACATTCGACTTACCGATATTGAATCGGCTGTGGAACTTGAAGATTCTTTCGAGCCAAGCAGTAGATACGTTGGTGATGTCGAGGCTCCACAATCCACAGATCGAAGGCGGTCACGGTCTAGAAGCATGGGGGAAAAGACTAGGGAAACACAAAGGGACGTTCAACGACTTCGACAACGGCCTGACACAGGAGATGATTGACTACTGTATCCAGGACGTACACGTAACACACAGTCTGTATGACTTACTATCCAGAGAACTAAAGGATTGGGGAGAATCAGTTGAGCTCGAACATGAAGTTGCGAGTATTATCAGAGATCAAGAACAACATGGATTCATGTTGGATAGAACCAAAGCTATGTGTCTCATTACCGACTGGAAGACTAGGCTATCTGAGATCGAAGAGAATCTCCAAGTTGTCTTTCCGCCTATTGTCACTGAGCGTTATTCGGACAGGACAGGAAAGAGATTACAAGACGGAGTGGAGTCCTTCAACCCAGGCTCTCGCATACAGATTGCTAAGAGGCTGATCTCATTGGGATGGAAGCCTAAGAAGTTTACCGAGAAAGGTCAGGTGGTCGTAGATGAAACAGTCCTTGCAGGAGTGGATATTCCAGAGGCTAAGCTTATCGCAGAGTACCTACTCGTTCAGAAACGGGTGTCTCAGGTTAGCTCGTGGCTTGATTGTGTTCAGCAAGACGGGCGTGTTCACGGTAAGGTCTTCACCAACGGAGCAGTCACGGGACGAATGACACACAACAGCCCTAACATGGCTCAGGTTCCATCGAGTGGATCACCATGGGGTAAGGAGTGTAGAGATTGTTGGATCGTACCAGATGGCTACAAGCTGGTTGGTATCGATGCATCAGGACTAGAACTAAGAATGCTGGCTCACTACATGAAGGATGCTGACTATGCGAGAGCTGTTGTCGATGGGAAAAAAGAAGACGGTACTGATATTCATACCAAAAACCAAATTGCCGCAGGACTTAAAACAAGGGATCAAGCGAAGACTTTCATTTACGCATTTCTCTACGGAGCGGGGCCAGCAAAGATCGGCTCAGTTGTTGGTGGTGGGGAGAAAGAAGGTAGGAAACTCATTGAGGCGTTTCTTAGTAACACTCCCGCACTCGAAGAGCTTAGAACAAAAGTGTCGAGGAACGCTGAGAAGGGCTGGCTTACAGGTCTCGATGGTAGGCATCTTCAAATACGTTCCGCACACGCTGCGCTCAACACGTTACTCCAGGGTGCTGGTGCGATTGTAATGAAGAAGGCTCTCGTGCTCCTGGATCGTAAGATCAAGGCCATGAAACTGAATGCACACTTTGTAGCTAACGTGCATGATGAGTGGCAGATAGAGGTAGCTGAAGCTGATGCTGAGATGGTTGCAGCTATGGGTATTCAGAGTATTAGGCAGGCAGGTGAGAAGTTTAAACTTAACTGTCCACTGGATGGCGAAGCTAACATTGGGCTAACTTGGGGAGATACGCATTGATTGCTGCGACTAAAGAACAGATTGAAGTATGGAAAGATCTTATTGACTGGCTTGTCAATCAAGATGGATTCATTATGATTGGTGTCAAGGACAACGAGGTGGCTGCTAAGTCTTCTGTTGGTCTTGATGACGCATATGAGATGGTCAGTCTTATCGAAGAGATGCTGGCTAACTCATTAGAATCTGGAGAAAAACCTTCTGGATTCTTGCAGTAGGTGGTATAATATTAACTCTTAACTTGTTCAGGAGAACAGAATGGAATTGAAACCTCTTAAGATCGAAGCTGACATCATGTGGGCTTTCCTTGATACACGGAATACTTATTCCAACAAGTATCAGGTAGACCTGTGTAACCTGTCTGATAAGGCTATTCGTGCCTTGGAAGATCTTGGTGTCGAAGTTCGTAATAAAGAAGGCAAAGGTTTCTTTGTAACAGCGAAGTCAAAGAATTATCCAATCACAACCATTGACCAAAACGGTAACCCAGTCAGTGCTAAGGTTGGTAACGGCTCTCGTGGCGTTGCATTGATCAAGCCTTATGCTTACAAAGCTAGCGGTAAATCTGGTGTAGCTGTAGGCATCAATAAGCTTATCGTTACCAAGCTAGTTGAGTATGAAGGTGGTACAACCGAAACAACCGATGACGCACTATAAGGAGCTATCATGACTACCAAGCAAACCAAGAAGCCTGTTATTTCTACATCAGTTAAACAAAACCGTGCAGTGTACGAGGTTGAAGTACCTGATGCAAACAACATTTGGCCTGATACTTTTGAATTCTCAGTCTTCCCAGATGGTGAGGTTGTCCTGAACGACAACAGCTTTAACACCACCAAGGTAGCAGCTACTGCTCTACGTCAGATGGCTGACTTCCTAGACAAGTTCAAGGCTAAGTAATGCTAGCTATCCTGGACGGTGATATCTTTGTCTATCGAATTGGGTTCGCTTCTCAAGGCGAGAGTCAAGGTATCGCTGTTTCTAGGATGGCAACATTCGTAGAGGACCTGATCATGATGCCTGAGATAGGTGACTATCAAGGGTATCTGACAGGCTCCAACAATTATCGTAAAGAGATTGCTAAAGAAGCACCTTATAAAGGTAACAGGACTGCGCCTAAGCCTGAACATTATGAGCTCCTTCGGGAATACCTCATGAAGTCTTGGGGGTTTGAACTAGTGGACGGTCAAGAAGCTGACGATGCTATTGGAATCAAAGCGTACACATTATCGGATGATGAGTACATGATCTATAGTCTCGACAAAGATCTTGATATGATTCGTGGGTGGCACTACAATTTTAACAAGCATGAGAAGTACTTTGTTAAAGAGGAAGACACACTGCGTTGGTTCTACAAGCAGGTCCTCATGGGTGATAGAGTCGATAACATTCCTGGCCTTAAAGGTATTGGCGATAAGAAAGCTGAGAAGATCTTAGGAGATGCGACTAATGAGCGAGATCTCTTTGAGAGAGTCCTCGAAGCATACGATAATAACCTTGAACGATTGACGGAGATGGGTCAGCTATTATGGATAAGACGAGAGGAAAACCAGTTGTGGCAACCCCCAAGCTTGTCTACCTAGAGTGGGTTGATGCTGTAGCCGATCTGGGCTGGGAAGCAAACTGCAAGGCAGAGCTCCACCATTGTCACACAGTCGGTTACATTATCGATGAGACTAAGGATGCTATCTGCGTGGCAGCTACGTGGTCACTGACAATGAGTAACGCTCGCATGCACATTCCTAAAGCTTGGATCACTAAACGAAAGGTGATTAACTTTGAAGACAAGCAGCGCAAAGCAAAAAGGAAGGCTGCTCCAGCAGTGGACCAGGGATCTGATACTGAAGGAGTTCAACCTCAGTGAAGAAGATGTCAGGTCAACAAGCATGGGAGCGCAAGGGGAAGACATCCAGTTTTCCAAAGCTGCAGCCGAACGACTACGCATTTCTATCGAGTGCAAGAGCAGGGATCGAGTTGCCGTTTACGGCTTCTATGACCAAGCGAGAGAAAACACGCCAGCATCGAGAGAGCCTGTCGTTGTTATTAAACAGAATCGAAGATGCCCCTTGGTAGTAGTAGATGCTGAGTACTTCTTCAAACTTTTAAAAGGAGTAGTGTCATGCGAGTCAGTGGAGTCCCATACGAAGTAGACGATCCTAAGAAGTACACGATGGAGTTTGAGTTTATCTATCGCGCTAACCATTATGGAGATAGTCCTATCCTTTCTGATGATCTACATAAGAAGATTGTTGTTAGTGATTGTGCTACCTTCCATGAAATCCATGAAGCATTCGTAGAGTTTCTCAGCGCAGCCTATGGCTACGATGTCAAAGATACTTTATTGGGGAATGTAAATGACAAGAACACATTTAGTAATTCCTGATTGTCAGGTCAAAGATGGAGTCGATCTTTCATATCTCAAATGGGTGGGTCAATACATTGTTGATAAACAGCCAGATGTTATCGTCAACATTGGTGACTTCGCTGACATGCCTAGTCTTTCCTCGTATGATGTAGGACGTAAGAGCTTTGAGGGAAGGCGGTACAAGACTGACATTGAAGTAACACACAAAGCAATGGACATGTTGCTTGACCCGATGAGGACTTACAATGAACGACAACGAAGAAACAAAGAGAAACAATACAAACCAAGGATGGTCCTCACCCTCGGAAACCACGAAGAGCGTATCTCCAGAGCAATTGATGGCGATCCAAAACTTGATGGAACACTTAGCCTACGAGATCTGGGATACGAAGAGGCTGGTTGGGAGGTCTTTGATTACCTTAATCCTGTTATTATTGACGGCGTGGTTTATTGTCATTTCTTTACTTCAGGTGTGATGGGTAGACCAGTAGCTTCAGCAGCTGCTTTGCTCACCAAGAGACACATGAGCGCAGTCATGGGCCACGTGCAGGGCAGACAGATCGCCTACGCTAACAGAGCAGATGGCAGACAGATCACTGGACTCTTTGCTGGCTGCTGCTACCTCCACGATGAGGACTACCTAGGAGCACAGGGTAACAACTACTGGCGTGGTATCTGGATGCTGCATGAAGTAGAGGACGGTCAGTTCGATGAGATGCCAGTTAGTCTTAAATACTTGGAGAAAAGATATGGAAGTAAATGATATTCTTAAGGAGCGTGGTAATCGTTATGGTTCTTACAGGAATGTTTCTATGATATCTCAAATGCTTAAAGATACAATTAGGAATTCCCACAATGTACGGTGTAACAGCCTGGAGTGGTACCAGCTAGAGAGTCTTGATCTTATCTGTAACAAGTTAGCTAGGATCTTAAGTGGTGATCCTAACTATCGGGATTCATGGGTAGATATCGCTGGGTACGCTCAGTTGGTAGTAAACGAACTTGACAAGAACGTCAAATCCTGATATAATTATAGGTTCCTCTGATGCATTTGACGCTTCCTGAAATAGCTGAACGGCTCAAGCAATTAGATGAGATAACCCTGCTTGAGATTCTAGGGGTAAACTCTGAGGATATCGTGGATAGATTCAGTGATATCATAGAAGATCGAGCAGATTCACTACAACAATATATTGACTGGGATTAATAGATGGAATATCTGGGAATCAAACTAAGACAAAAACAATATGAATACACCGACCAAGCAAGCAAGCTACTCAAAGACTACTACATGCGTAAGCATGAGGAGAGCCCAGACCAAGCCTTCGCTCGAGCAGCCGTTGCCTACAGCTACGGTGACCTTGAGCTAGCGCAGAGGATCTATGATTACGCTTCTCGTGGTTGGTTTATGTTTGCAAGTCCTGTCCTTTCTAATGCTCCTCTTCCAGGGGAGAAACCTAAAGGCCTACCTATATCTTGCTTCCTCGCTTATGTTCCTGATACTCTTACTGGTCTCATCAGTCATACTGCTGAGCTACGCTGGTTATCAGTACTCGGCGGTGGTGTTGGAGGCCATTGGTCTGATATTCGTTCTACCAGTGATATTGCTCCTAGTCCTATCCCATTTCTTAAAACAGTCGATGCAGACATGACAGCGTATCGTCAGGGCAAGACACGTAAGGGTTCCTATGCAGCCTATCTGGACGTTAACCATCCTGATATCATTGAGTTTCTTAATATCCGTGTACCTACTGGTGGGGATCCTAACCGTAAGTGTCTTAATCTACATAATGCGATCAACATTACTGATGCGTTTATGGAAGCGGTTGTTCAAGACGCAGACTGGGACCTGATCGATCCTAATGACAAGACAGTACGGGACACTATCCCTGCTCGTGAGCTCTGGCAGCGTATCCTAGAGACTCGCTTCCGCACTGGTGAGCCTTACCTGAACTTCATTGACACCGCTAACCGTGGTCTTAATGTATATCAGAAGGACAAAGGCCTGTCTATCCGTGGTTCTAACCTGTGTAATGAGATCCATCTCGTAACCAATAATGAGCGCACAGCTGTATGCTGCTTGTCTAGTGTTAACCTCGAGTACTACGATGAGTGGTCAAAGACGTGGATGATTCGTGATCTGATCCGCTTCCTCGACAACGTGCTGCAGTTCTTTATCGACAATGCTCCTAATGAACTAGAGCGAGCTAAGTTCTCTGCATCTGCTGAGCGTAGCCTTGGTCTTGGTGCCATGGGTTTCCACAGCTATCTGCAGAAGAATGGTATTGCATGGGAATCTCCTATGGCTATCAGCCGTAATAAGAATATCTTTTCATTTATCAAACAAGAGGCACTGCGTGAGACTAAACTTCTTGCGGAACAACGTGGCGAGCCTAGCGATCTGGATGGCTCTGGAGTGCGTAATGCTCATCTGCTTGCTATTGCTCCTAATGCCAATAGCTCTATTATCGTTGGCTGTTCACCATCTATTGAACCTATTAAGAGCAATGCGTATGTTCATCGTACAAGGGCTGGAGCGCATCTTGTCAAGAATAAGTACCTGGAAAAACTTCTAGAAGAGAAAGATCAAAACAACGATGCTGTATGGCAGTCAATCATCCTCAACGAAGGCTCAGTCCAACACTTAGACTACATTCTTGATGAGTACGAGATGGCTATCTTCAAGACTGCCTTTGAGCTTGACCAAGCCTGGGTTGTAGACCACGCTGCTGATCGTCAGCCGTACATCTGTCAGGGCCAGTCAGTTAATCTGTTCTTCCCAGCTGGGGCTAACAAAGGTCATGTCAATAGCGTCCACATTAGGGCGTGGCAGAAGGGCTTGAAGGGGCTGTATTACCTTCGTACTACCGCAGGTGTGTCAGCAGATAAGATAAGTCAGAAGGTTGTTAGGAATGCATTGAAAGACGCAGAAGAGTG